ATTAGCTATTTGGATTGATAGAACCTTAAAAAAATTAGGATATAAAAAATCATTAAGTGCATATCTTAAATTAAAAGTAAAAGAAGCTGTTAAATTTATAACACGCTTTGAAAAGCAATTAGAATATCAGGCTGAAAAACGAAAATGTAAGGGAGTTATTTGTGGGCATATCCACACACCCGAAATTAAAGAGGGTTATATTAATTGTGGGGATTGGATTGAGAGTAATTCATATATAATATATACCAATGGTGGATTTATATTATTATCAAATATATAAAATATGAAATGGGATGAATATTTTATTAACATAGCCGAACAGGTTAAGTTAAAATCTAAAGATGAGAATACCCAAATTGGTGTGGTGTTAGTTGGGAGTAATAATGAGATTATATCTACTGGGTATAATTCATTCCCACGAGGGATTGATGATAATGTTAATGAAAGGCAGAAAAGGCCTGAAAAATATTATTGGTTTGAACACGCCGAAAGAAATGCTATCTACAATGCGGCCCTAATTGGTGTATCTACCAATGGAGCAAAAATGTATATGACTTGTGGAATACCTTGCGCAGATTGTGCAAGAGGGATTATAAACGCTGGGATTAAGGAGATATGGATGTTGGGCGGTGGTTCTAATCAGTTAAAATGGCAAGAAAGCGCGGAACGAAGTATCAAAATGTTTGAGGAAGCGGGAGTAGGTGTTTTTTATTATACAAAAAGCTTGGATAATTAAATAATTATTTGTATATTGTGTAAAGTTAAATGGGATATCATATGAAAGAATATTACTTTTATTTTAAATCAGATACTAAAAAAGAAGCACTTAGTAAAGCAAAAGCAAGTTCTTTAGAAGATGCTATTCAATTATTTTGTGAAACTAAAAAAATGAAACTATCCCAATTTAATGAATTATTTAATGTATCTGAAGTGGTACGAAAAAAAGTAGCTGATAAATAACGATAATGCCTCGGTGGGGAAATAGGTAGACCCGCTGCACTTAAAATGCAGTAGCTGATGAAGCTGTACCGGTTCGATTCCGGTCCGAGGTACAAAATTTTTTTATTAAAAGTTACTATTTATTTAAAAGAGGATAAAATTATGACAACATCTGTATTAAGCGACATACTAAACTCAATAACACCATTAAGTGGGTTTAATACATCTGTGGGTTTGAAGGTAAATAATACAATGATTACCGCATTTTTTACAGCACCAAATGGATTAGTATCAGGTCAAATAATATCACTAAGTAACACGTTTGATGGATTACCATCGGGTGAGTATGTAATACCAAATCCATCTTATTTAAAAACTCTTTTAAGTAGTTCAAATTCTGATATAAGTATTAGTACCATAAATGGTTCTAATTATTTTACAATTTCTGATACAGGTTCGTTAATACAATCCAAAATTAACTATATAATAGAATCCTTTAATTTTGCGCCACCTACATCATCATTATCAACAATTAGAACGGCATATAATATAGCAGATCCTGGAAATTATAATGTTGGACTTGAACCGGGATAGTGATTTTTAAAATTAAAAAGAAAGATATAATATTATGGAAGATATAGATTTTAATGGTATTGTTTTTAATCTACAACTAGATAGTTCTTTTATACCAAGATTTTTAAATGCCAGTACGCATTTAACATCATCCAGATTTAACCCAAGCGGTTCTTTACTTACATTTATTAGGGGAGTAGAGGGGGGTGTTTCTCAATCAAAATTTGTAGTAAACTCATCATCATTATCAACACCAACGGGCTCTATGATTCAAAATGGCTCTATTTCTAACAATGAAATTAGTTTTAATTTACATAATGTATTAACTACAAGCTCTTCAATTTCTTCAAGTAATCAAATAAATAGACTTTCTGGCTTAAAGTACGCAATAGATCCACTAACACAAATTTTTGGATTATTTCCAACCCCAATAAGTGCATCGTTGAGTTTAGCATTAGATGGTAGTTTCTTAAAATGCTTTTTAGTAAATAATTTTGGAGTATCTGCCTCATTTTATATGAGACGTGCTAATTAATAATATACAAACTATATAAAAAATTCAGTAAAATCCTTAACTATAAGTATTCTTGTAGTTAGATAGGTGTAACGATAAACTTCAATATATTATTAGTTACTTAATTTCTATACTAAATACAAAAAATAAATTTGGATAATTAAAAATTATTTTGTATATTTACATCATACGCGGAGAAAGAGTTGAGAGAAACTCGTTGGGCTTCCAGCTCAAAGATGGTGGGGCGGCGCCACCTCTCCGCTCTAATAGTAATGCCTCTATAGTTAAACGGATATAACCACAGATTTCTAATCTGTTATTCGTGGTTCGATTCCACGTGGGGGTACTAAATAAAAAATAATGAATATAAAATACAAATTTAAAAAACTACGAGTTTGGTTTAGGCAGGGGTTAGTTAAACATGAACCCTATACCGAACGGGAGATTTTAACAAAGAGGGTTTTAATCCGATTAATGTCAAATCCAAAAACCCACTACTTGATGACACCATCGGGTAGATACTATGTCCAAACCGATGATAAACAATACACTTTGATATTGCAAAATAATATGGTTAAAGTTTCTAATCATTATTATACATTTGAGTTTACTATTAGTTCATTTTTATCAAATGAGCTGATTGAGTTGGTTCAAAAAGCAATTGAGAAAGAGCGTGGAAAAATGGAAGAGGAAATGTTTAAAACTGAAATAAACATGCTTAATGATATTTTATCAAAAAAATAATTATATTTTTTTAAGAAAAAATTTGGAAATATGAAATTTCTTTTGTATATTGTGTAAAATTTAAAACAAATTAATTATGAAAAACATCTTTTTTATCGCAATGGTAGCTATGGCTGTATCATTTACGGCTTGTACCAACAACGCTGAACAAACTGAATTGGTTGCCGAACCAGTTGATTCTGCTGTTGTAGATTCTACTGAGGAGTTATATCCTATTGTAGATAGCACTGCAACTGCACAATAATAGTTTTTCAGATTACATCCCCCTTAGTGGGGATACTTGCGGGTATCGTATAATGGTATTACATTCGCTTTCCAAGCCTATGATGGTGGTTCGATTCCATCTACCCGCTCAACAAAATAAATTATGAGTTATTTAGGACAGGTTATTTATGTAAACGATGGTATGTTTCAAGTCTATCGTACATTAAAAGAAGAACCCAATCTAAATGTAGATTTCATAAAACAATATTGGGAATGTAGCCATGCTTTTAAAAAAGATGGTTTATTATTTTTTTGTAGAGAAATAGTATCTATACCATTTGAAGAAATTACGGATGGAGCTGATTAATACATATCCCGTCAAAAAATCAGATTTAGGTTTTCACGGAAATCTTTTCGGAGGAAAAGCATTAGCATGGATTGATGCTTCAGCTGCTGCGTACGCAATGCAGGTGTGTGATACTCCCCGTGTAGTAACTATTAAAATAGATGAGTGTCTATTTAAGAAGCCCGCAAAAGAAGGGCAGCTATTAAAGGTATATGGTAATGTAAATCATATTGGAAATACATCGGTTAAATTATACATTGAAGCAAGAGCGCATAATGTATATACAGGCAACCAAACCACCGTTGTATCTACCTATATTACCTTTGTGAGAATTGATGAGGATGGAAACCCGATTCCTATTTCAGAACGGGTTAAGAAAAAATATGGGTTTAAAATTGACCCGATTGATAGGGATAATACCCTATTTACGAATTAAAACCAACTGTCCAATAAATTGGACACTTTTCCACACGAATGTGGATAACTTTAATGGAATTTTAATCTCAAAAGCTTGGATTTTTGCTCTTTTATACTTATCTTTGGGTATTAAATAATTATTGATATGAGTAAAACCAAAAGAGACAGGAAATTGCTTGATTTTAACGGCAATTGGAGTTCAGGAGAGGCTGCACACCATATCGGTAAAAAAATGACAGAAAAGGTGGTCCCCTCATCCAAATCCTATTCAAGAAAGAACAAATCTTGGTTAAAAGATTTAACGCAAATTTAATATTGAAAGTTTGGATATTCCCTATTTCTGTATTATCTTTACATTGTAAGTTAATTCCTCCTATATGAAAAAATACAAAAAAGCCAAGTCCTACTATTCCGACTATTGGTTGGATAAGTCGCTCTTTACCCCGACCACATATCGTGGCACTTATCGTGCTGATGGTAGTGGTGATGATTATCAGGTCAAAACTAATGACCTTATTAAGTTGGCCTCTTATAAACGGGCCATTTCTAACTTTGTGAGAATTGTAACAAACAAACCTATTCCGGTCAAATTTTCTACGGGTAATCAATCCTATACTGATGGTAATAGTGTGGTAATTTCTTCAAAGATGGATGATGCTGAATTTGACCCGGCAGTAGGGTTGGCTCTCCATGAGGGTTCGCACATCAAACTTACCGATTTTACTATTCTTGAAAAGTATTTTAAACCCGGCACCGCAGCGATACCACCCGTTATTGCTAATCGTATTGCCGAAATGCCAACGGTATCTGAATCTGATATATTGGCTGTTCGTACATTGAGAACATATATCTTCCAATACCTAAAAGATATCCTCAATATTGTTGAGGATAGGCGTATTGATAATTACATTTATAACACAGCCCCTGGTTATCGTGGGTACTATCACTCTATGTATGATAAATACTTTAATGATAGTGTTATTGATAAGGCTTTGGTATCCGATGAATATACTACTGAAGATTGGGAATCTTATATGTTCCGACTTTGTAACATTACAAACAAACATCGTAGGTTGGATGCTCTTAAATCTTTACCCGCTATTTGGGATTTGTTGGATTTAAAAAACATTGGTAGGTTAAAAACTACTACTGATAGTTTGGAGTTGGCTTCTAATATTTTCTTAACTATCTTTGATGCAGTTTATACCAAACCTACTGAAGAGGATAATCAATCTTCATCTGGTGATGGTAATGAATCATCTTCAGGTGATTCTAATGGTAACTCGCCAATGACAGGTGATTTTGATTCACCTCAAACGGGTAACGATTCTATGGAATCTGATGGTAATGGTAATTTGGATATGAGTAATTCTTCTGATGGTGATTCTTCGGATGATGATTCTTCCGATGGTGATTCTTCCGATGGTGATTCTTCCGATGGTGATTCTTCTAACAATAGTTCTGGTGGTTCTGGAAACACGCTTTCACCCTCTCTTAAAAACAAACTTAATAACGCTATAAAAAAGCAGAAAGATTTTTTGAATGGTGATATTGCTAAAAAGAAGATTGGTAAAACTGAATCTTCTGTAGTAAACGCTTTGGATGAATCTGATGTAGATTTGAAAACTGTATCCGCCGAAAATCGGTGGGGTAGTGTTCAAAAAACAAAGTGCTATTTAGTTAAGAAGCTGACTCAATCGCTGATTGAATCTCAAGCGTTTGCTATCACTACTAATTATAACGGTCACTTTGATGAGAATCAAAAATATATTGATAAGGGTATCGCATTAGGTGTTTTGTTAGGTAAGAAGCTAAAAACGCGTGATGAGAATCGTAGTTTGGTTACACCCCGTCTTAAATCGGGTAAGATATCATCCCGAATGTTACACGAGGTTGGGTTTGGTAATTTCAATATCTTTGAAAAGATTCAAACTAATTCGGTAAAGCCGGTTACTCTTCACATTTCAGTTGATGCTAGTGGTTCAATGGGTGGAAGAAAATGGCGTAATACACAAACTGCTGTGGTTGCTATCGCTAAGGCCGCTTCAATGATATCAAATATCAATGTGGTTATTAGTTACCGAAGCACTTATGATAACAATACCTCAATTCCGCTGATTGTAATTGCTTATGATAGTAGGGTTGATAATTTCTCAAAGATTAAAAACATCTTCAAACATTTAATTCCGCATGGTACAACACCTGAAGGTCTGTGTTATGAGGCGATTATGGGAGAAATTTTGAAATCCAAAGATAATTCCGATAAATACCTAATTAACTTTTCAGATGGTATGCCTACCTTTGAAAATAAAGAAATGAGTTATGAGGGTGATACTGCTATCAGGCACACCGCTGACCAGGTCAATAAAATGAGGATGGGTGGTGTTAGTGTTCTATCTTACTTTATTAGTGAACATAGTTCGGAACGAATGCGGAATTCATCCTATGCAGATGATTTTAATCGGATGTATGGTAAGGATGCGAGGTTCGTTAATATAAATGAGGTGATGGACTTGGCTAAGACATTAAATGGTAAATTTGAGGTGGGTGTCCAATAAAATGGACACTTTTCCCTCAAATATGGATAAGTTGTGGATAAATTTAACGATAATTTAACATAAAAAGCTTGGATAATTGCTCCTTTTGTAGTATCTTTATATTGTAAGTTAAACCCCTATATATGAAAAACCAAAGATTCGTTTTCGGTACTATCGTTCAAAGTAATGGTGTACTAATGTTCCAAGATTCAAATGGAGCAATGTTCAACATCCCAGCTCTTAATGAGAAAGGGACTTCCCTCTACCGCAGGGCTCTTCAGGCTTCTAAGCGACCTGATAAATTCCGATTCAAAATTAGGGTGAAGGGTTCGTTCACATCTGGTGAACTTTGTTTTGGTCGTGTTCCTGCTTCTAAAGCAACCGACACCACTCCCGTTATGAACTTCAATAAACCAAATGGTGGGTTGGAGCAGTACGCTGTAGATTCCGTTCATAAACCTACTGTGACTGTGGTATCAACCCCAGCTCAAACCGCCGCTCCGGTGGTTATGCCTGAAAATGTTTTGAACTTTATTCACTCCGAAGCTGCGGGGTTGAAGCCGAAGATGTTGTTTATGCCGGAACTGAAATGGAAATATTTAATTCGCAATATTCTCCGTGGTAAGAACATTATGATGACCGGTGCTGCTGGGTGTGGTAAGACGATGGCTGCTAAAGCTGCGGCTTCTTCAATTGATGGGTATTCTACTTTCATCATCAACTTGGGTGCTACTCAGGACCCACGAACTACTTTGATTGGTAATACCCAATATGACACGGCCAAAGGTACGGTGTTTAATCAATCACCTTTTGTAAAGGCAATCCAAACGCCAAACACTGTGGTTGTGTTGGACGAGATTACGAGGGCACACCCCGAAGCATGGAACATTCTGATGACGGTTCTCGATCCGGGTCAACGCTACCTTCGTTTGGATGAAGCGGCTGATGCTCCCACTATCAATGTGGCTGATGGTGTTTCGTTTATTGCCTCTGCTAATATTGGTAATGAATATACCGCCACCCGATTGCTTGACCGTGCTATCTTAGACCGATTTACGATTATTGAGATGGATTCGTTGACTAAGGATGAAGAATCTACTTTGCTTGGGATGATGTATCCTTCAGTATCTTCAGAACTCTTAGGTAGTGTGGCTGAAATTACGGCAATGACCCGTGATGAGGTTCGTAGTGAATCACCCAAACTGACTAACTCACTATCTACTCGTACTGCTGTGGAAATTGGTTCGCTACTTTATGATGGGTTTAGTTTGACTGAAGCTGCTGAGATTGCTATCTATCCCTTCTTTGATAATAATGGTGGGGCTCAATCGGAGCGTGTGTTTATGAAGCAGTTCGTTCAAAAGTTTGTAAAAACTGGTGAAGAAAATCTCTTCAATACTGAAGATACTGTTGCTGTTAATAATCCGTTTTAATTATATGGGGTATAATAAATTTAAATGGTGGAGAAATGGGGCTCGTAAGAAGCCCCTTTCTTCTAACGCACATCTTTATGATAAGATTGTGAATGGTGATTTTGATATATCGGAATTCTTTCAACAGGCTTTTGCGGCCAGAAAAAAAGCAAATCGTGCATATGAACTTGCTTATAAAAAGTATGGTGGTAATTCAGATTTTGATAGGTGTGAATCTGCGCGAGATGCGAGTAGGATGGATAGGGTTCGTGCTTTGAAGCTTGAATTTGAAGGTGAGTTAGATGAGATTCGTATATTGAATTCGCTTCGGAATGAACTACAAAAAAAGTTTGGTGTTGATGTGTGGGATGAAATGATGAATGAATCTCCAATGGATTTAGATGAACTATATAATTATTACTATCAAAAATCAATTAATAAATAATGAGCATGAAAAAATTAAACGCATTAAAAGAGTATAAAAAAAATCATTATACTAGATATAAACAATCCGATTTTGTAGGACCTATTAGAGCACTTGGTAGGCTTAAAGCGATTAAAAAGCATGAGGGTACTGTTCTTAAAGAAGCACCTGCTTTCAGAGGATTCTGTCAAGCAATTGGAACAGGCGATACATTCACTATTACAATGTGGAATAATGGTAATGGTAATTATAGATTTGAAATTTGTGAGAACGATGTGTATTCTCAAAAAAATGTATCACCAATATTTTGATATTTAAAATTTCTTTTGTATATTTGATATGATGTATGACCCGAACAAACCATTGAGTAATGAAGAATTGGAATCTTTACCTAAAGATGAATTCTTTGAATATTTGGATAGTAAAGCAGAATACCTAAAAAGGTTTTCAACCCCACTATCAGGTTATAAACTGAAGAGGTTTGCTTATGGAAGTGCAGCTGTTAGTGGTGAGGTAATATCCCATTCTCATCACGAACAATTAGGTAAATGGGGTAAAGAAAATTTTCATAAAACTTGTGAACTCGTTAAAAACAAATTAAAGTAAAAAAATTATGATGTACTATTTAGTAAAAGTAAAAGTTGAGACCGATAATGGTAATGGTAAAATCAAAAAGAATACGGAGCAGTATTTGATAAAAGCAGTATCGGTTACAGATGCAGAAGCACATATCACCGCATTTCTACAAAATTCTCCATTGGAGTTTGAAGTTAGTTCCGTTACACAAACAAAAATTCTAAATGTGATTGGAAATTAATTATGGTTTATAGCATAGGAGACAGAGTAGTAGTTAGTGTATATACTAATTTTATGGTGGGTAAGATTGTTTCAAAAACAAAAATCCGAAACAGCAATGCTTACGATGTAAAATTAGAAGATGGCAGATTGATAGAAAATTGTTCACTTAATAAAGAAATAGCTAATGGCTTTTTAATCAATAAACGATTAACCCAATTATTCAATGAAAAAGAAAACGAAGCAGCCGAAGGTAGTATCGGTGAATCCGCAGTTTGATAGGATTAAACGGCGTGTACTCAAAAAGTTTCCTGATGCTAAGACCACAATGACATCTGATGGTAGATATAAAGTATCTAACGGGTGTGGTGGGTATATTGGTGATGAAGTTTATCTACCCTCCCAACCAACTATTATGGATGCTTGGTATTGGGCTAATGAATGTTTGAAAACGATTCAGAATATTAATCGTACACATCCCGATAAAAGTATAATGGATTTTGATGAAAGAAAATTCAATAGGGTATCATCCCGTAATTTTAAGAAAAATAAAAAAGTAAAATTAGATAATAATTAATTCTTTTTCTATATTTATTATTGTATAACAATTAAACAAAAAAGTTATGAATAGTAAATATAAAAACGCACCGATTAAGAGTTATGTAAATAATTCGTTTGGAATAACTCAAAAGCAGGAAGCTAAATTTCAGAAATACGCTGGAAAAAACTATACTGATATTGATTTACAAATTAATCCCGAACTAAAGCCATCCGATTATCCCGTAAAACCATTTACCGAAATTGGTAGTTTAAAGATAGGGAATAATGAAATGGTAATCACAAAAGCGGAAGCAGAACGAATTATTGATACTCTTAATGATGCTTTACTAACAGTAGAAAAAAAATATAGGTTAAATATATTTAATTAGCAAAACACAATGGGTTCAAACAATCAAAGCACTACTGAATTTGAAAAATTAAAAGAGGCTTTGTTTGGTGGATATGGATTTAAACCGGACCCACACATATCACATTCATTTGCCAAAATCTCAAATGTTCCTACTACTGGACCATTGGTCCAGTATACTGGGCCAATAACGCATATACATAACCCAATAGATAACGAATCAATTCTTTTAAACAAAGAAACTTTTGATAAGTATATTTCCAATTGTGTTGATATAATAAAAAAGAAAAAAGAACCATATTTTACTTTAGTAAAGAATAATCTTAAAACAGTTTTCTTTCCAACCGATGTAGAAGTAGATGATGTTTACAAAACTAAAATGCGGGAAAGACTACAACTTATTTTGAATAAAACATACTACAATAAAAATGAGGTATTGGAAGAGGTTGTATGGATAATTGATGAGTATATTACTGAAAGCAGTTACGCATTATCCAAAGAAATTTTAGTTTGGTTGAACGAACAATATAAAAAAGATTAACTATTTATTAGTATGGATATGGAAGTTTTCTGGAATGAGCAGGAATATGATTTCTATAAATCTCTTTCACCAAGAGATAAGTTGATATATTTTTCTGATATGTATTCAGGCTTTTTTGAAAAGCTTGGCAATGAAGAAGATGATATATTGGAATCTTCAGAGGAAGATGCATTGGAAGCTGATAGATTAGAATCGTTATTTTCCGATTATGATAATGATGATAAAAATAGAAAGTTCATAAAAATTCAATGTCTACAAAACGAAGATATTACACCTGTACTACTTAAATTATTTTGTGATGGGTTTATACTTAAAAAATCTGATGTACTCCGTACTCCTAATGGGGATACGCATAGATTTATTGTAATAGGACAATCACCACCAACATCGTTAAATTAATTTATGATAGTTGATGAATTTGATTTTGATAACGGAATATTTGGTCAGATTCGATATAAGAAAGATACAAAAATTTTTTTTAATAAAATTTTTTTAAAAGATGATTTCGGATGTTATTTAGTTAATTCAAACAGTGGGACAGAAATATATCTAACATCCACACGAACTCAATCAGAAGCAAGGGCTTATTTGTTTCAATTACATAATTCAAGACACAAATAACTTTGGTATGATTTTTGATATATATTAAAAGAGTATAACCTAAGGGCGCAACCGACTACCGTAAGGGGTCAAAATTAAAATTATGTTTAACAATTAAAATAGATTTAAGGACTATTATGACACACATTAGAGAATTACCTGCTTCACCATTTGATATTTTGGTGAAAAACTTTTTCACAACCGATTCATTTTTCGCACCAGCGATGGATGTAAAAATCGGCCACCCTGTAGATATCTACGAAACTAAAGAAGGGTTATGTTTTGAAATCGCTGGTACTGGTTTAACCAAAGAAGATATTGATATCAATATTGAAGGCGATTTGTTGAGGGTTTCTTATACCAAAAAAGATGAAACCAAAGAAGGTGTAAACTATATCCACAAAGGAATCGCAAAGCGTTCTTTTAATTTGGGATATAAGATTGCCCGTAAATATGATTTAAATTCGGCAGAAGCAACTATGAAAGATGGCTTACTCAAAATCAGTATTCCATTTGCCGAAGAATCAAAACCAAAATCACTAAAAATTAAGTAATAAAACCCGCGCCCTTGGGTTATAATCTTTTAAAAAGTTATGTATGATTCAGTACGCTGATATTATTGTAGATTTACAAGCCGGTGATACTGGTAAAGGTAAGGTTGCGCATTTCCTATCCAAAGATAAAGAATACACTCATGTGGTTCGTTACAATGGAGGGGGAAATGCCGGCCATACCGTTTATCACAATGGAGAAAAATTTGTAACCCACTATATTCCCGTTGGTGTGTTCTATGGTATTAAATCTATCATTGGGCCTGGGTGTGTAGTAAACATTTCAGACCTTTATAGGGAGTGGAAAGAATTGGAGGATAAAGGTATTAATGTATCTGATTATCTTTTCATAGATAAGAGGGTTCATATGATAAGACCCGAACATTTGATGGAAGATTCTAAAGATACAAAAATTGGAACTACCAAAACAGGCAATGGGCCTGCGTATAGGGATAAGTATGCCCGAACAGGTATTAGAGCTGGTGATGATGAATTTAAATTAAAAAACACTATTGATATCTACGAAGAGTTTTATGGTAATACCTCTGTAAAAATCTTATTTGAAGGTGCTCAAGGATTTGAGTTAGATATTGATTGGGGTGATTACCCATATGTAACATCATCGCATTGTACGGTTGGTTCTGCTATTATGAATGGTGTTCCCCACAAAAGATACGAAAGGTGTATGGAGTAGCAAAAGGATATCGTACTTATGTAGGAGCAAAACAATTTGAGGGGGATGATGAAATCTTTAATAAGATTAGATTGTTGGGTAATGAATATGGTGCTACCACTGGTAGGAGTAGACAAGTTAATTGGTTGGATATGGACTTACTTATCAAAGCAATAAATTTAAATGGTGTAACCGATATGGTGTTCAATAAAATTGATGTATTGGAAGAGGCGGGTACGCTTTGTTTTATTTACTATGGTAAACCAATGTATTTTGAAAATTCAGATTCATTTAAATGGGAGATGGAATCTATCATCAGAGCAAAGTGTCAATTTGTTCAAAATATTATTTTCAGTTATTCACCGCATTTAATTTAAAAAATTTAATCAAAATTTAATATGGGGGGTTTGGAAAAATCCCCCTTTTTTATTATATTTGTAGTATCTAAACCAAAAACTATGTCAAACTTAGGATACGCTTGCATCAATATGACTTTGGGCAAGAAAAAGATTACCACCAATAGGGGTATGATTAGAAAAACCTTTTTAAAGGAAGGTATTAATAGGGCTTCGGAGCTTGGGTTGCAGAACACCCGTGACCTGATAGAGATTATCAAATGGAATGAAAAGATGGGTATAAAACTCTTTAGAATCACCTCCAATCTATTCCCGTGGTCATCCGAATACCCACTATCAGATATGCCGCATTTTGCTCCTATATCCAATCTCCTGAAGGGTGCTGGGGTATTGGTATCAAACTATGGGCAGAGGATTACATCTCATCCTGGCCCCTTTAATGTACTCGTATCACCCAATGAAAAGGTGGTAATGAACACCATAACCGATTTATCGTTGCATGGGGAGGTCTTTGACCTGATGGGGTTGAGTAGGACACCCTACAATGTCATTAATATCCATTGTAATGGTGTCTATGGGGATAAAGAATCAGCGATGGATAGGTTCTGTCGGAACTTTGAAAGGTTGCCTGAATCGGTTAAAACCAGGCTGACCGTAGAAAATGATGATAAGGCGAGTATGTATTCGGTAAAAGACCTGATGTATATTCATCAAAGAACTGGTATTCCAATTGTGTTTGATTACCACCACCACAAATTTTGTACAGGTGGTTTATCAGAGCAGGAGGCTTTAGAATTGGCAATAACAACTTGGCCCGATGGAATCAAACCCGTAGTTCACTATTCAGAATCGGCTCCAGGTAAAATCCCACAAGCACATTCAGATTTTATTTCAAACAAAATTGAAACTTATGGTTACGATTTGGATATTGAAGTAGAAGCTAAAATGAAAGAATTAGCAGTTCTTAATTACTTAAATCAGTATGGACATAATTAACCCATTAAAGGTTATTATCTATTTTTTGGATATTTATTTTATATTTCAAGTTTCTCTTGTTGTTTACAATCAAGCTTGATATCAAAAGATTTGATAATAAATACAACTGGAGAAGTTAATAAAGTTAAAAAAATGGAATAACATATGAAAAATTTTTTTACGAGAAAAAATGGTTTTATAATTTTAATGATATTATCCACATTCACACTTGCTGGGTCAGCTGCATACTATTCCGTATTCGGTCTTAGTTCACTTTTCGCTGGAGCAAGAACTGAAGTTATTATAATGGCGGGGGCATTGGAATTTGCAAAAATAATTCTTGCTTCATACCTCCACAATTATTGGAAAGTAATTGGATGGTTAAAATGGTATTTGGTTTCAGCGGTTGTAATTCTGATGATGATTACATCTTTGGGTATATATGGTTTTTTGACTTCAGCATACCAAACCACAAGCGATAAATTTACTATCCTTAATAAAGAGGTTAGTGTTGTGGATGTAAAACGAAATAGATTCAAAGAACAATTGGCGGATTTAAACGCTGAAAAAAAATTATTGGAAACATCCATATCCTCATTAAGAGGTGGGTTAGCAACCAATAATTCTCAGACTGAAAAGGGTGCTGCATCCCAACGAAGGGTTTTAAGCAGTGAATTAAAAACAGCAGTTCAGCAAAGAGATATTTTAACCCTAAAAATAGAATCATTGAATGATTCATTGACTTCTTTGGATTTACAAATATTAGATAAGGAGTCAAATAATGATGTAGCTGCTGAAATAGGTCCTTTAAGATATTTGGATAAATTAACTGGGTGGGGAATGGATAAAATTGTAAATTGGTTTACATTATTAATTGTATTAGTATTTGACCCTTTAGCAATTTCTATGGTTATAGCCCTAAATAAACTTGTAAAAGAAGTTAAGATAGAAGAAACTAAACCTATTGAAGAAAAACCAATCAAAGAAGAAATAGTGGTAGAAGAACCAAATAAAACTGTTGAAGAAACGATTATTGAGAATGTAGAAGCTAAAGAAGAAAAACCGGATATAGTTTTTGAACCAACTACTGAAGAAGCATTAAACTTATATAATGAAGAACGCAAACCAACACCACAGCCACCAGCACACACTTATGCAAAAACAGGTGCTGATAGATATAGATAAAAATAATTAAAAATATATTTGGTAATATACACTTTTTGTTGTATATTGTGTAAAATTTAAACGATAATTTATGATAGATGAACTTTATAATACCAATCCTTCAAATGTAAAATTTGATTACAAAAATGAAAGTGGTGATGATACTGACCCACACAAGCACTTTTTTAGAGAGTTTGATTATGGTATTGATTTAACCGATAATGTAATTGTAATATGCGATGAAATTCAGATGGGATTACTGCCCGAATTTATTGCTAAAGTACGACTACTAAAAAAAGTGAATAATGAGGCAACTACAATTAACATCTTATTAAACTCTGGTGGTGGTGATGTTGTAGAAACTCTTGGTATTATTGATTATATCAGAGGAAACAAAGATATGAAATTTAATATCATTTGTAGGGGTATCGCAATGTCAGCAGCAGCTCTTCTACTCGCAGCAGGTACTGGGGTTAGAGCAGCATCAAAACATTCAAAGATTATGGTTCACCAATTATCAACCTTTGCGGCAGGTAAATTGAGTGATGTAAAATCAAACGCCAAATTTGCGGATAGGTTGGAAGATGAATGTAATAGTATGATGGCTGAATTCACAAAAAAACCAAAAGAGTGGTGGCAGTCAAATCAACAAAGTGATTTATTTTTATCAGCTGAAGAAGCGCTTGAATTGGGTATTATTGATAAAATTATTTAATTATGTACTTTGATTTTTTCTCTCCAGAAGAACTACTGGAAAATTATAAAAAGTTCAGAAAATTTATTAATCAAGAATTTAGTGGTGAACGATTAGATACCCTAAACAAAATGTATGACCATTTTGAAGAAAGGATTATCTACACACCCGCTTCATCCTTTGAGCATTTTCATAATGCTTTTCCCGGCGGATACATTGACCATATAATGAGGGTAACTCGTAATGCTCTAAAGGTATTTGAACTTTGGAAAGAGTTGGATATGATTACCGATGATATTACAAGAGAATCGGTTGTATTTGCAGCCCTCCACCACGATTTAGGTAAGGTGGGTTCGGTTGAGGATGATTGGTATAAAAAGAATGATTCGGAATGGCATGTAAAGAATCAGGGTAAAATTTATAAATCAAATCCCAATTTACACTGGATGGAAATTCACGACCGTACATTCTTTCTCCTAAATCATTTTGGTGTAAAATGTACTGAAGAAGAATATCTTGCTATCCGACTGACAGATGGTTTGTATGATTCATCCACCGAAAGTTATTATAAAACTTTTCAGGCTGAAAACCAATTAAAAACATTTTTACCCTATATTCTACACCAGGCAGATTTTATGGCATCAAAGTATGAATACAATCGTTGGGTAGTTGAAGGTAAGAAGTTAAAAGGTACGAGAGGAACTATTGGTACAAGTGGAAAACCATCGGGATTATCTAAATTTGAAAAGATAGTATCTGGAAAATCAGAGGATGATAAACCAAAAGTTGATATGGTGTTTGATGCGTTTAAAGATATAATGGAGGATTAATATGGTAACGCTTTTAGTAATATTGTTTTTAACTGATATAGTTTTAGGTTTCTTTGTATGGAATCTACTACGGAAGTTAGAAGCAGTTGAAGAAAATTTGGATGAGTTAGAAAAAGAATATACTCAGGCAGATAGACTTTTGGATTCAATGCAAGAAAGAATCCAAAATGCAATGGATAGAATGAAATCCATAGATAGAATTGGTTCGTTTGAAGCCGATGATGAGACGGGTTATGTATTTAGAGAAATGTATAGTATTATAGAAGAATTAGACGGATATTATGGGCAGAAAAGCGAAATCACCGAAGAGCAATAGGTATTTTACAAATATAACCGAAATAGCTATAAACGCGTATAATAATTTGGATGATATTGATAAAAAAAATCGTATCTACAATAGGTTTATACAATATCCGTTTGATAAGCTTGCGGAGAATGTAATACACACATATAAAACTTATTACTTTGATGATTCGTATGAAGATGTAAAAGCATCAGTAGTCGCATTTCTAAATGAAAAGATGCATAAGTTTAAGGGTGATAAAGGAAAAGCATTTTCTTATTTCACTGTAATTGCAAGAAACTTTTTATTTAATGAGAATAATGCAAACTATGCGAAAATGAAAGCTCAAGATAATTTGGATGCTGTTGATGTTGGTAGGAATGTTCCCAACGAAGTTGCAGAGTATGATGCAATAGAAGAAAAATCAGATTTTATGGATTTCTTTGTGGATTATATAGATTCAAATTTAAATAAACTTTTTGTAAAGGAAAGGGATAGAAGAATAGCTGATTCAGTAAATGAACTATTCCGTAATCGGAAGGATTTATACTCTTATAATAAAAAGGCTCTTTATATACTTATTAGAGATAGGACAGGAGTAAACACACAATATATTACAAGGGTTATAGGAAAAATGAAAGTAATATTTGTAGAATTAAATACTGAATATACTAAAAGGGGTATCCTAAAATTAAATCATAACATAGAGAGGTATTATGACGAAGGATGATGATATATTTAAAGGGACAACATTTTCATCTTTATTAAAAGATGTTTATGATAATTCCCGTAAAAAAGACCGGCAAATAAAATTATTGATTGCTCAGTTAGAACCATTAGTTAAAAATCTAAATGATGCATCTGTGGTAGTTCCGTTGATTAAGGAATATTTAGAGGTATCAGTAAAGAATGATGACCAATTGGTAAGATTGGCTGCTATCGCACAAAAACTATTAGATAAGGGTGGTTCTGATGATGGATTACTATTATCCGAAGAAGAAAAGAAACAATTGTTAGAAGCTAGTAGGGATGTTGATGAAAAATTAGAATCCCTAAAGCAAGATGAGGATGAATAATGGTTGGTGAAGTACTTGAAATCTTTTTAAAAGATGGTAATCCTAATGAGATTTACAAAATAAGAGTATCAACAAACACTTCTGCCGGTTTTGTAAAACAAAATGAAGGTGTTTTTGCATATCCATTAAACCCATATATTAAATCTGTTCCCGTTATTGGTGAACAGGTTTTTTTATTACAATCAATATCTGCTTTTAACACACCATCAAAGAGCGCATCTACATATTATTACATTTCACCTGTCTTTATACAAAGAAGTTTAAATACAAACCCATTACCAAAAACAAACAAACGAGGGTTTATAAATTTTAATTCAGGTGTTTATGATAACCCGATACCAATTACAAATAACATCTTTAAAAAAGAGGGATTTAGTAATGGGTTTGAAGAAATAACAAACTTATCTCAACTACAACCATTTTCGGGTGATATTATTTTTGAGGGTAGGTTTGGTCAATCTATTCGTTTTGGATATACACCAAAAAATAGTGGTGCTAAAAAAAATCCAAATTGGGGTTCTACAATATCAAATGCACCAATTACAATTATAAGAAATACTCAAAATGATACTAATAAAAAGGGATACGATAAATTTGTAGTTGAGAGCATAAGTGAAGATGATTCATCTATTTGGATGACATCAAAACAAAAAGTAGCTACTAAATTGGCAAGTAAATCTGTAATAAGTAATATATCCGAATATACAAACCCACAAGTTATTATCAATTCGGATAGATTAATATTTAATAGTAGAAATGATAGTGTTATCGTATCAGCAAAAAAAGATATATTTTTTTCAACCACTAAAACAAAAACATCGGTTGATTTAATAGTAGAAGCTTTAGAAATATTAGCAAATGGTACATTTCCAACTGCAGTAGGTCCAACTGGACCACACCCACAATTAGCTGATATATTAAAAAAATTAAAGAACATTTAATGCCGTTATCTGTAAATTATCTTCAAGGAGAACTCTTTTCTATAAATAGTAATTCAAAAGGGGCGGGGGATAGTATTGGTGTTGCTATAACTCGATATGTAAACACAATGTATCCAGTAGTAGCGGGTTTATTAAAACAACAATTGGATACTACATTTATATATGATTTAAATTCCGCAACATATATTAACCCATTAAAAGTTGTTTTACCAATAGCACTTGATAAATACAAATTAGGATTAATACCGATTATATCAGTTCAAAATCCTGGAATTATTGCAATACCACCACCAACATCGGCAGCATCATTTATAACATCAATATTATCATCACCACAATCTAAAGAATCTTTTATTGGATTGTTTTCAACTGCGATTGATGGTTGGTTCAGAACAGGCACATACTCCGTATCGGGAGGTCCTCCATTATTATGGAATTAATTATTACAAAACATTATATTTATTACTATGGATACAAAAAAACTAATTCAGGCTATTAAAATGTTGGTTGAAAGCGAGGTTAAAAGAAAATTCGCTGAAGAAAAGAAGTTTTTAAAAGAATCTATTATTAAAGAACTAAAACAACAACCAATAAAGCAATCTACAAAACCGATGGAAAAAGACCCATTGGATGTAGACCATTTATTTGAAACAAAGAAACCACAAACTCAAAAAAAACTATTTAGTAATAGTTCGCCAATATCTTCTATACTTAATGAAACCTATCAAAGCGGTGAGTGGAGGGATATAAATAGTGGAAGGTCTTTTACATCTGATATGGCACAATCATTTGGTTCTATGAAGGGAATGGGAATGATGGAAGAATCCGTTGTTCAAGATTCAGAGGGTAGAGCAATACCAATGGAAACTTTAGCAAAAACTGATGCGGGTGCGGCGGTTGTAGATGCACTTACAAAAGATTATTCCGCGTTAATGCAGGCAATGAATAATAAAAAGAAAAGGTAATGAGTGGCACGGAGATTACAATATAGATATGAACCAATTGATTTAAAGCCGAATAAGGCTGTTGGTGTAATGTTGCCTTTGGGTGGAAACCCCATGTTTAAATTAAGTTATACAACCGAAAAGCAGGCAATATCTAATCTAAAAAATCTTTTGTTGACAACAAAAGGAGAAAGACCTTTTCAACCACTTTTTGGGGCAAATATTTATTCACTATTGTTTGAGAATATTCAATCTGATTTAGATTCATTATTAGAGGAATCTTTGACAAACGATATCAAATTTTGGCTACCATACATTTTGTTAGATGGTGTTAATGTTAATACTCAGCCCGATTACAATAAAGTAACAATAGATATTAAGTTTAGAGTTGGTACTCAAGGAGCCAATCAAAGTATAATTTTAGAAGTTGATAATCAGGGTGGATTATCAGTTGTTTAGGAGTAATAAATGTTAAATGATTCAAAAAAACAAGTTAGTTTAGTAGGTAGAGATTTTTCTGCGTTTAAGAAAAATTTAATAGATTTTGCTAAACAATATTACCCAAATACCTATAATGATTTTAATGAATCATCACCAGGTACGATGTTTATAGAAATGGCATCATATGTTGGGGATGTTTTATCATATTATACTGATGTACAATCAAGAGAATCTATTCTCACAGAAGCAAGACAATATTCAAGCATACTTAATTTAGCACAATCGTTTGGATATAAACCAAAAATCTATTCACCTGCCACAACAAACCTAACAGTTTATCAATTAATACCATCTACTGGTACTGGCAATAATGTTAGACCTGATTTGGATTACGCTCTAAAAATTAAAGAGGGTATGCAGGTATCATCAACACAAAACCCAAATGTGGTATTTTCTACAGTGAGAAAAGTTGATTTTGCATATTCATCATCCTTTGATCCAACAGAAATTACTGTATATAAAACAAAAAACTCAAACCCAGAAGAACCTGAATTTTATCTTTTCAAAAAAACTATTAGTGCAATTAGTGGTGATGAAAAAATATTAGAATTTACATTTGGTTCACCAAAACCATATGATAAAATCAAAATTAGTGATGTTGGTATTATTGATGTTGTAAAAATTATCGATTCTGATGGAGATGTGTGGACAAAAGTAGATTACTTAGCACAAGATACTGTTTTTGAACAAATACCAAATACATCTGATTACACACTTAACTTAAATCAATATGGTTCTGAAACACCATACCTTTTAAGATTAAAAAAAGTACCTAAAAGATATACCTCAAAATTTGATAAAGATAATTCTTTAATAATACAATTTGGCGCAGGTATATCCACATTAGCCGATGAAGAGTTGTTACCAAATCCAGATAATGTTGGTTCTAATCTATATAAAGCTAGTGGGGATTTATCCCAAAATATAGATCCATCAAACTTTTTATATACAAAAACATATGGAGCCGCTCCTGCTAATACCACATTAACTGTAATATATAGGGTTGGTCAAGGTGTTTTAGATAATGTTGCATCAAAAGATTTAACAAATATTATAAACTTACAATTTGATAATGAGGTAATACCTGGAAATGTAAACTTATTTAATCAAGTTAAAAACTCAGTTGCAGTTACAAATAATGAAGCAGCATCTGGTGGTAAATTTGAAGAAGATGTTGATGATATTAGAAATAATACCATAGCATTTTTTGCAGCACAAAATCGGAATGTTACAGCCGAAGATTATGTTGTAAGAGCGTATGCCATGCCACCACAATTTGGTGCAGTAGCAAAAGCATATATAGCGCCCGATTATCAAGTAAAATCTTTTAATAGAACAGTTAGTGGGGTTGCATCGGTTGGAAGTTTACAAGTCCCAAATCCACTCGCATTAAACTTATATGTTCTTGGTTATGATGGTAATGGTAATATAACACAATTAAACCCGGCCACCAAGCAAAACCTTAAAAATTATATATCGTATTATAGAATGCTGACCGATGCGGTAAATATTAAAGATGCATATATTATAAACATTAGTATTGATTTTGAAATAGTTGTATTACCAAACTATAATTCAAATGAAGTTTTATTAAATTGTATTAATCAGTTAAAAATATATTTTAGTAAACAAAACAGTCAAATAAATAAACCCATATTATTATCAGATGTATATGTTTTATTAGATAGAGTAAGTGGTGTTCAGACAGTTATAAGACCCGATTTTGCTGGAAATGGTGGGTTACAAATAACTAATAAATATGATGGTCTTTATTCAGAGCACTTATACGATATTAAAAAAGCCACTAGAAATGGTATTATCTATCCAGCAAAAGACCCATCTATTTTTGAGGTTAAGTTTCCTGATTTAGATATTAGAGGTAGGGTTGTTCCGTTATTTTAGGAGAAATAAATGATTTATAGAATATATCCTCAAAAAGATACTACAATATATGAAGATTCAACAAGAAAATTACAAAATGTTGGAAAAGATGAGGTATTGGAGGTAGGTAAGTTTTTTGATACCGATGATACCACATTGATTGGTAATAG